TTCTAAGTTCTCCTTTTCACTAGATATTAATACGTATTTGATATTCTCATTATATAACATTTCCTTTAGATTGTCAAGTTCTTTTGGAGGAAAGTTAGGAGATATTAAATAGGGTGGGTTCTGAAGTCTGTTGATTATTACTATTTGCATACTTATGGGTTTCCACGTTTTTCATTGTATCTTTCTTTAACCTTATAGGTTTCAATTCAGTTTCTCTATTAAGGAACTTATAGTCTAATTTGACTACTTCGAAATCAGATTGTAATTTATCTGCAATCTTATATGGATCAAATTCAGAGCAGCTATAAACATCAAACTGCATAATGGCCGGATCGGTCTCGTCCCATACGTGTATTGCTATATGACTTGTTTCAATAACGGCCACACCTGTGATACCACGATTGCCTACTTTATCACAATACTTAACATAAGGTCCCATTAAAATTTTCATATTGATAAAAGAAATAAACTGCTTCATCCACTCGGCAAGTTTCTGTTCGTCTTTTGGGGGGTTTTTTACTTCAGCACGTATAATTAAGTGCTTGTGTATTAGTAGGTTATTTTTATCCATCTCTCTATTTGTTAAAATTTCTTCCACCATCACATCAAATATGTTATAAGTTTATTTATATAAATCATTTCTTTATCGGATGATTTGTAAGTCTTTATTTTTTGTCCAAATCTCAATCTCATTTCTTATTCTGTTCTCCTTTTTTAATGTTTCATATCTAGTAATGGCTTTATTTCTCCACCATTCTATTATGTTATTTAACTCAAACTTATCGTAGGTATCGTCCTTAATAATAGTATTTGTTTTACCATTTACTATATCTATATAATTCTTAATACCATAATGACTTATATAATATCTTTTCTGTTCTGTCAAGTCTTTTGCGTTGTTTATAACTTTGTTAAAATCTTCTAGTTCTGTCTTATCGTCTTTTAAAGATCGTTTGATTAAACCTATAATTGCATTTGTTAATTTTAATTTCTTACTTGATGCATCTTCTTTTACTAGATCGCCTACTATATTCTGAACGTAGTCTTTTAATTTTTCAAAAGGTAATCCGTGTAACATAGGTATAAAATCACTATCAGTTAGGCCTTTATATCTAACATAAGGTTTCATACCATCATACTGACTAGATGATTTACTGTTACCATATAAACTTGTAGTTTCAAATAAACATAAATTCATATCATACTTTTTATTCATCATCTCTCTTACTTTATGACTACAACAAATGGCGGCCAATAGTTTACCGCCAAGATAATTATAACCAAAAGGTTGTGACGGCACTATAACAAATCCCATAATGGCCGTTTTATTAAACTGTGATAGATCAGGAGTATTGCCTAACATTTCATTTCTAGGTTTCATATTAATAACTGGTGAAGCCAATCTTATAAACCCTACAAACTTATTAGTTGTCATTTCTTTTACCGCTAGTTTTAAATTTTTACCAGGAATACTTACCATATTACTATGGCTTGAAATCATATTAATACAAGTGTCCCAAGTAACATTGTCTATTTCTAATACTTCTAATTTCATATCTTTAGGTGACATTGTAAAATCGGAAAACAAATCATCTTCTAAACTCATACCTGGTAATCCAGCAGAAATGTTTTGTATAGAGGCCAATTTTTGGTCTCGCATATAATCATCTATACGATTAAAATTACCAAAATAGTCTTTAAATATTTTAGCACAATGTAGTGCTTGTTCTTTAGTTAAGGTTTTCATGCAAAGAATGCCTCTAAATTTGCTTTCTTTTCTTGTGACCAACCTATAGATTGCAATATGAATCTCATTGGATCTAAAAATGTTTTTTCAAATTGTGTTTCGTAATCTATGTATTGTTTTAAATTAAATTCTTTTGGTAGTGTAGTAATATAACTGATTACATCAAATTTAAATGGATTGGCGTCAACTAGTTTAAGAAATTTAATCTTATCTCCTTCTTGTATAAAAGGATATTTATTTGATAGTTTAAACTGTTTTATTTGGTGATTATATATTAAAGCACCCTTAACGTGTATTGGTGTGCCTTTAGAAAATATATTATTACTGTCATAGTACTTCTTCATATTATTACAAGACCTTGGAAAAGATATTTGTTCGGCCGACATAGTAAAAAACTCTTTTTTAAAATCAGCAATAAAACTTTGTAATGTTGTTTCGTCTTTATTCATTATAATCTTAATGGCCTCTTTAATTCTACCTCTACATACTTGTGGTGTTGAAGATTTAACGGCTTCTATACCCATAATCTTTAACTTAGGTTCAGAAAGTCTAACGCCTTCTTCATCTAATACGTTTAACATATATCTTTTTTTAGCCACCCATATACCTTTATTGGCAATTACTTCTCGTTTCATTACCATACAGTTTTTAAATGCGTTTGTATAATCTGCAAGTTCTTCAAAACATTTATTTAAAAATGGTTCTATTCTACTGTCAACAACTTTGTTTATAAAGTTGCAAATCTGGTCTTCCGTTTTATCTTTACAAGTATGTTCTACAAGTTTATCTAATGTAACATAGATTGAATCTGTATCTGAAGCCACGATATAATCTATTTTATCGTGTGTTTTTAATATATTATTTAAATATGTATTAACCTTTTCTTCTATAAACCGAATGATAAACTGGCCTGCTGTAGTGATTGCACTGGCCTGTCTTACATCATAGTATCTAAAGTATTGATTACCAACTGCACCATATGCGGAGTTTAAAGCAATCTTTCTTGCCCACTGAATATTGTGACAACGAGATATTTCTTTTATAAGTTCAGGATTTTTAGTTATCTCATACTCTTTCTTTGCTTTTAACATTCTATTTTTGTAAATAACACGTTCATTATACATTGTTTCCATCATCTCTGGTAAAAAACCTTGATTGTCATTTTTAAACAAAGCGCCATTAGGAGTTATACAAGCTCCTTCTGTTTTTAAATATGCTAAAGGTGTAGATTGATTTAACATTTTGTTTACTGAAATGCCTGATGGTTTTTCACCTATGATTTTTTCTGGTGAAATATTATATTGTATAATTATATGCGGATATAGTGAGTTAATATCAAATGAAACTATCCACTTATGCATACCAAGTTGTGGTTCTTTTACATAAGCGCCCTCATATTTTTCGTTCTTAATATTATCTTCACGTGGTGGAATACAAATATTTTTCTTTAGTAAATGATTTGCAATTAGTGTGTCCCATACTCGCACTTGTGAAAAGATGTCGCCGTAATTTACTTTAGATTCATATGCAACTGTTAATGATAAATCAATTAGGCCAAGTTTATCTTCTAAAGCATCAACAATTTCCACGTCTTGTATATTGTAATCAATAAATGATTGAAAATCGTTTGTGTACCAGTCTTTAAATGTATTATGTTTCATCTCATCTTTACCACGACCTAATTCTAATTCGCCGATAAAATCTAATTTGTAACTCTCTTGTCTTGTTGGTATAAACCATTGATATAAGTCTAAGTAATCTAAGTTAGTAATACCTTTTATGTCATAAATTGTTTTAGGTCTTCCTCTTGCTAATATTACTTCTCTTTGAAACAATCCCCAAGGAGATATTTTGTTTGCAACCTTATCGCCAGCTATCAATATAATTCTATTCATCAGATAAGGTAAGTCAAAGAATTTAGTATTCCAACCTGTGATAACATCAGGATAATTCTTAGTCCAGAAGTTCATAAACTCAAACATCAATTGTTTTTCGTCTTTACATTTAACGTAAGTAATATCTGTTCTGTCTGTTTTATAGTCGCCGATACCCCAAGTTATGATTTGTTTGTTACTTTGATTTTTGACTGTAATACAAAGCAATTCTTCTATAGGATTTTCTACATCAGGAAATCCGTTTTCACAGGCCGTTTCTATATCGAGTGTAAATATTTTAATAAACTTCTTATCCCAATTAATATTCTTAGGAAACTTTTTATTGATATATTGATAATGATATCTTTCTAAACCATAGATAGGTGAATTTTCGGTTGCCACCTCTCGTCTAAATTTACGAGCATCATCAATAGTTTTAAATGTAATAGGTTTAAGAAATTGGCCTTGTAAACTTTTAAATTCTGTTTGTTGTTGAGTTAATGAATAAAGAGTAGGATCAAAATCTATTTTTTCTTTATACTCTTGGCCTTCGTGTATACCCCTTACAAGAAGTTTGCCTTTATATTCAATTACTGATTTATAAAAGTTCATCATTTTTTAAATGTAAAATCAATCCGTCAAGTTCTTTTGTTAAAAATATTTGGCAACCTAATCTGCTTATGCCTTCTTTGTATCCTTTTTCGTATTCTAATAATTCTAATTCTGCCATATTATCTTTTATTTTGGGCAACTTATCTATCCATTTTTCATCAACATAGACATGACAAGTAGCACACGCACAACATCCACCACAATCTGATGATATTTCTGGTATAGAAACTGGACTAAAATACTTAGCCGCTTCCATTATTGTACGGCCAATAGGTACCTCAACTCTAATCTTAGAGCCGTTTCTTACAAAGTATATTGTTATCATCAATCAATAATTAGTTTAGGTTTTTTTGCTTGTATAATTCCTGATCCTAAATGCTGATTGTATGAATTTCCTATTTCTGTTTTTGGATTTACCTCTGCTACGATATTGTTCTTTTTAATAGATACTGTATCTTCTTCAGCATAAGGCATGTATGGTGTTAGTGCTAATGAAACAGGTCCACCTGGTTTTGATTGCATTGGTACAATCACAAATGGTTGTTTTATATCTGTTACTTCTGAATTGTTGTTATCAATCTTTTGGCCAATAACATCTTCACCTGTTGATAGTCTAAATATTTTCAAATTGCTCATTATGTATCCTTTATTGTATTATATTACATTATTTACTTTTTGTCAATAGGTTTGATTCTTCTACTTAACACAAACTCTCGGTTTGGATTTACCGAAGCGTTAAATTTTCTTATCATATCTCTATTTAACAACACGTCATTACGTGATCTGATTCTTTCATCAAGACCAAATTCTACATCTTTATAAACAAACCCATTAAACGTTAAATCTAATTTAACAACTGGCCTTTCTTCGCCTTTGTCGTCATCTACGTTTGCTCTAAAAATTTTTACTTTACGTTCAAGTTTACTTGTATGTTTTTTACCGTCATATTTCCAAGAAACTTTACCATCTTTAATTTCTATTTCTTCAGCGTGTAATGCACTAACTTCAGCACCGTTACCTGTATCTAATTTAGCTCTAACTAAACCTACACTTTTTAATTCTATAGTTTCAATGTAACCGATTTCTATGATTGATTGACGGTCCCAATTGTCCCTATCACTTACATAATCAACAACGTTATCAACTAATTGTTTACCTTTAATAGGGCCTGTTGTGTTAGGCGTATCAGCGTAATCTTCATAATGATATCCTTCATAATCAGCACCGGTACCTGGTGAACCATTTACTTCTAATACGTAAATTTTATCTTTAAATATAATGTGGTCAACACCTACAAGATATGCTTTTGAAGCTCTAGCTGTTCTTAAAACGATTTCTATTTCTTCATCAGATAATTTATATGGTTCTGCAATTGCACCTCTATGTACGTTTGATCT